GGTGCTGCTCAAACCGCTGCTGAGGCTGCACAGACAGCGGCAGAGACAGCAGAGACCAATGCTGAAACTGCTGAGACTAATGCAGAAACAGCACAGACAGCGGCAGAGGCTGCTCAGACTGCGGCAGAGGCAGCACAGACTGCTGCTGAGTTAGCAGAGACCAACGCTGAGACAGCAGAGACTAACGCAGAGGCAGCGCAAGCCGCTGCTGAAGCAGCACAGTTAGCCGCAGAAGCAGCGCAGACTGCTGCTGAGACTGCTGAGACTAATGCTGAAACTGCAGAGACTGGTGCGCTTGCTGCACAATCTGCTGCTGAAGCCGCTAGAGATGCGGCATTATCTGCTTATGATAACTTTGATGATCGTTATCTTGGACAGAAATCTTCTAATCCAACACTAGATAATGATGGCAATGCACTGTTGACTGGTGCGTTGTATTTCAATACTGTTGACAATGCAATGCGTGTCTATACTGGATCAGTCTGGGTAGATGCGTATGCTGCTGGTTCAACCTTCCTTGCCAAAGCAAATAATCTTTCTGATCTAACTAATGTTGCCACTGCTAGGCAGAATCTTGACCTAGAGATTGGTGTTGATGTTCAGGCTTATGATGCTGACACTGCTAAGTATGATGACACCACTGCTAACTTTAGTGGAACATTGCAAAATGGTGGACATACAGTATTAACCACTGCTTCTGATTATCTTGATAGTGCTGACATTGGTGTAACAGTACAAGGTTACGATGCTGATACTGTAAAGTATGATGATGTTAATCCTACCTTTACTAACACTGGTGCTATTAAGGTTCCTGTTGGTTCAGATTCTGAAAGACCTGGAACACCTGTAGCAGGACAGTTTAGGTTTAACAATGATTCTGATGAGTTTGAAGGTTATGACGGCACTGCCTGGGGTGCTATCGGTGGTGGTGGTGGTGGTAATACAACACCAAATGGATTATGGGAAAACTCTAACACTATCTCTACAAACTATACCATTACTACTAACTATAATGCAATGTCTGTTGGTCCTATTACTGTAGCTAATGGAGTAACAGTAACAGTTCCTAGCGGATCTAATTGGGTGATTATTTAATATGGCACTAGAACTTAATGGAAGCACAGGTGTGTCGTTAGTACAAGATGGAGTGGTGACTGCTGCTGATCTAGCAAGTGGCGCTGCTGCTGGTAACTTAGGTTTTACTCCAGTGGCTGCTTCAGATATTATGGGCCGAAACCGCATCATCAATGGTGACATGAGGATTGACCAGAGGAATGCTGGTGCGAGTGTTACTATAGTGTCTGGTGGAGCAAATTATGCCATTGATCGATTTGCTACTTTAGTGAACACATCAGAAGCAACAACTTGTTCTATTCAGCGGGTGTCTGATGCACCAGCAAACTTTTCAAATTCATACAAATTTACAACTGGAACAGGTGCGGCAGGTACGGGATCTCAACAGGCTAGATTTTATCAACCAGTTGAAGGATTAAATGTTGATGATTTTGCTTGGGGAACTGCAAACGCCAAAACTGTTACTTTGTCTTTTTATGTAAAAGCTAGTCAGAGCGGAACTTTTGGTGGTTGTTTAAGAAATGACGGTGGGACTCGTTCTTATCCATTTACATACTCAATCTCTGCAACAAACACATGGGAATATAAAACGGTAACGATTCCAGGTGATACAACTGGAACATGGCTAAAAGATAACGGTATTGGAATACTTGTTTTCTTTGATTTAGGAAGTGGACCAAATTTTCTCGGAACACCTAATTCTTGGGCCGCAGCAAACTATCTTGGAGCAACTGGCGGAACATCAACAGTAGCGGTATCTAGTGCAACCTGGCAAATCACAGGAGTCCAACTTGAGGTCGGCAGTGTCGCCACGCCGTTTGAGCGCAGACCTTATGGGGCTGAGTTGGCGTTGTGTCAGAGGTATTATTGGAGGGTCAATGCTACAACTGGGGCAGACATGGGAGTTGGATTTAATGCGATAACAACGGCTAGTAGAATATGTTTAATTCCACCAGTTCAATTAAGGACTAATCCAGCAGCATTAGAGACAACAGGAACGGCTACTGATTATTCGGTAAGACATGCTAATACTACAACTACATGTAGCGTAGTTCCTGCTATTTTTGGAAATAGCACGGTTAATAATTTAATGATTACACTGACAGTTGCTTCTGGGTTGACAGCGGGCCAAGGCTGTTCTCTTCGGGCAAATGGAACTGCATTTTTGGGTTGGAGTGCTGAATTATGATTTACAAAATGCTACCTCGCCAAGAAGGCGAACCACAAATCTACGCTCGTATTGACGATGACGGGCTATGCCGACTGACTTGCACAGAAGATCATCCACCGTTTCAAGAGTGGGTCGCTGAAGGCAACGAACCTGAACCAGCAGACGAGTAACTGAATAATATTGTGGAGAACATATAATGAGTATTAAAATCAACGGTGGATCAACTAACTTTGCATCTACCTTTACTGCATCACCAACTGCCGATCGCACTGTAACTGTACCTGATAGTAGTTTTACCTTAGCTGGTGTTGATGCTGCTCAAACATATACTGCATCTCAGCGTGGTACTGTTACTACAGATAATGATGGTAGTTTTGATATGGCTGTCACCAACAACTTTAAGTGTACTCTTTCTGGTGCTGCAACATTAACCTTTACTAACATCACAGCAGGACAGTCTGGTTTTATTCTGTTGATTAATGGCTCTAACTATACAGTATCTGCTCATGCTAATACTAAAGTAAGTGCAACTGCACTAGCAACTATTAGTGCCACTGGTACATATCTACTTAGTTACTTTAGTGATGGCACTAATGTCTATGTTGTTAACTCTGGAGCATTAGCTTAATGTCGTTGCTACCTGTAGGAATCTCAGGCGAGGAGGCTGGCTATCAAATCTCCCGCAGTCTGCGGTTTAACTCTGCTGACTCTGCGTATTTGAACAGAACTCCCGCTAGTGCTGGTAATAGGCTAAAGTGGACTTTGTCTTTTTGGATGAAGATTGCAAATATTGGTGCGGATAGAAAAATATTTAGCACTAGCGTTGCATCAACGCCATTTTCGTCAATATATATTGGTTCTGATGACAGGCTTACATATTATGAATATACAGGTTCAAACTATGTTGTGTCACCAGCACAGTTATTTCGTGACCCTTCTGCTTGGTATCATGTTGTAA